AAAAAAAAATAAGGGCACCTACTGTAATAGTAAGTGCCCTATATTTAACTAACAAAAGTTGTCTGCATATCCACCTTTATGCAGTAAGGAGATATTGGATCACCTCCACGTTATTTGCGTAACGCACCGGCAAGAAATAATGCTACGTTGCTAATAGCCCATGTATCACGTTGCCGGCGTAACCTTTGTTCTGTCTTTTTATTATTCTTTATTTCCGCTTTCAACTCGTTCAATGATTCGGAGGCTGTTTCCAATGAGCTCGCCTGCTCGGTTATTAATTCCGATGCTTTCGCTAACTCTTGCCCCTGTTTCTCGTTGATAGTTTTGAGCTCGGCCAATTCCTTGCTCCGTTCTTCGTTGATAATCTTCAATTCGTTCAATTCGGTCGCTTGCTTGGCGGTTAAGGTCTGAGCCTCGTTCAATGACAAGTTTGAGCTCTTGATTAAGGCGTCGGCTTGTATCAAGTTCCCTTTGAGTTCGTTCCAACTTGTCAATGGCACGTTGATAGTTGCCTCTTGCGGTGAAGTATCCGTCAATGAGTTGGCATGCACCAATGAGGAGCAACACACAACCACAAACAAGAATAAGCCGCTTAACAGTAATTTGAGATTTAACTGCATTGATGTAGTTCGTGATTTTCTCATACATACATAGCCCCCTTTATTTAGTCGAGATCATTCCAACGTGCTTCGTAGCCCCTAACATCAACATGCACAAAGTCTTGGTGATAATAGCAACCAATTCCGTCGGCCCCACATTCTTCGGCAATTTGTGCAAGATAATCAACATCAATGCCGTCGTAGGTTATGTCGGCGGCTGTACCCTCTACATGCTGAGAATTAGGCACGCCCCCTACTTCCTCATTATGTTCAGGGCAACGATAACCGCTATTGATATATAACGGCACGCCTAAGCGTTCACGAATTCTATCAAGCAAGTCGACCAATCTTTTGTCAATGATATGGTCCAATTTATTATGGCCATTTTCATCGACTTCATGACGATGGCAACTGCAAGCGAATTCGTAATCATCAAAGTGTGTACCAATTTTCATTATATGCACCTCCAATTAAAAATAGGGCCACAATTATGCAGCCCTATATAAAAAACTTATTTCTTTAAAAGCATGTCAATTTTAGATTGAACTAAATCTAATAACCCAGTAATGGTAGTATTGCCACCGTCTCGTAGGTTCTCCAATATAGAAAGGAACTCAACGGAGCCAAGATATAGCCACACTAGATTTACGGCAAAGGCGTAACTACCTGCCATGTAATCAAAACACCACGCACTCGCAGTCGCTAGGCAATATGTTAACACCTTTGTAATGAAAGGCTTACGCATATGTTTGGACGATATAAGCCCTTTTCCCCATGCAACTGGAATGGCTATGTATTTGTCAAAACCACCGATATTTTCAGCTTTTGCCCCCATATCAACCAACATTTGATAGCCAATCGCAGACCACTTTGTGAATAGATCTAAAAACACTAGGCAAATGAATATGCCTAACACCTGTACGTGTTTAAGACCTAACATGTATATACCGACTTCCGCAACTACCGCAAGCAAGGCTTTAATGGCGAATGAGTCTGTCAGTGTTCGCCATGCCTCACATAGAAAATCTGTTATTACTTGCATCGTCGCTCCTTTCTCCTAAATTAAAGATGATCTACTGCACTACCTGTGTTGATATATTTATGTTCTCTATCAGACCATTCAATTCGAGAGGATCGGAATAGAACATTATTCACACCATCTTGCAACGTACCGATTTTAATAGGGAAACTAATATTATCACCATTATTAAATGTAACCTTTTGAGGAGTTTCCACTACAATAGGAATATCGCCAATTGTATTGTTATTTTTATCTCGGAAACTTCCTTCCATTGTTACGACATGAACATTTTTGCTTGTTTTGATTAATATACTATCAATTTGAGTTACTAACCATTTACCGAGTACTTTAATATAGTTGTTTCCTGTGAAGTTTGTTACATCAATTTCTAATTTACGGCCAAACAAGGCATATCTTACATTGTTTTCCTCGAATGTATCGTCAGCGTTGGAATGAACCTCTACGCCTTTAATTTCTGCACTGCCAACTTCACGATCAGCCAAATCATAATATTTAACCAAGATATTAGCAACTCCAAATGGTGCGATAGGAACACGCATATTGTCGCTTTCAAACACACGTTTCTCGCCACCGTCAACGGAAACTTTAAAATGAGGCTCACCTCTTAAATCGATGAACTCTTGACCTACTAAAGGTTGAATATATTCGATTGGTTTGTAAGCAACTTGAATTGTATCACCTAAAAGTTCCACTAATTTAGCTAATACTGTATCTACGCTTGCGTCAGGCAAGTATACATTTTTTTGTTTCAAGAGTTCAGCCGCACGCTCTGCACTTGCTGGCTCACCTTTAGGGCCTCTAAGGCCTTGCTCGCCCTTTTCGCCACGCTCACCACGTTGGCCGTCCTCGCCCTTTTCGCCTTTAGGGCCTCTTAAACCCTCAAATAAAGGTAAAATAGTGTCTTTATCGAATTTTAAAGTTAAAGTGTTATCTGCCATGATTAATATCTCCTCTGATTAATGCATTGAAATATCTTGAATAAATGTAATTTTGCCATAGCCTAGCTTGATATGATCACTCTCATTATAAATAAATGCGTCATATACAAAGTCTTTAGTCTGTAGCTGTTTTTTCGCCGATACATCGCCAGCGAGTGAGAATGTAACGCTCTTTTCTTCGACTGTTGCATTCAGCTCAAATATAACTGCCTCATTAGGCCTTTTTCGTATCTTACACACACCTTTATAACCTGTGAGGTTTAAATCGCTACCCTCTGGCACTTGATATGTGATATTAAAATCATGTCCGGCGTGTAACGTGAAATCGTGTTTAACCATAGGCCGCCCCCTTTGTGAATTAAAACTATCGCCTAATTGCTATGCACAACACAAATAAAGTGCCAATACCTGTAGTAACTAACTTACCATAATTAGTATCTCCGCCGGTAATAGAGGCCGAATAAGCTGCACACTTATCATCGTAATCGATACCGGCATTCACTCCATGATCATAACTTTTGTGTGAGATAAATTTAGAGAATTGAATTTTCAAATTAGTAGGTTTGTAGTTATAGCGGCTTTCTTCTCGTCTCCATTCTTCTCTTGTAGGAGCCTTTTGCTCTACGTTGTAACCTACAGGAATAAACGTGCAATCCGCTCGACTATATCCTTTTGGAACAGGGCAATAATCTCCATGTCGCACTTGGAACACTTGAATATCGAGATTCTTAACCTCGAAACCGGCTTGATAGATTGATTGAGCATCAATTCTTGAGCCTGTAATATTGGCACCTACGATATTACCATTCGCATCAATTTTGAATGTATTGTTGGCATTCTTGAATGTGCCGCCTGTAATAGAGCCACCTCTTAAATCACCAATATTTGCAGAAATGGCTGCTAAGTTATCAACACTGATTTTGTCAGCAGAAATCGCCTTTGCCTGTATCATTCTACGAGCGATTACATTATCGTCAAATACGGTTTGTCCGGTAACGTGTAATAGTTTACCGTCAATCTTAGTACCGGTTGGCGTTAGATTAATACGGCTTACAATTTCACGTCCGTCTAGGCTATTAATAGCTTGCGTAACTTTTAATTCAAGCCCCTTAGATATTTGAGTTATTTGCGAAGTGGTACTTTTATTTAGATCACTAACAGTACGTTGAAACGCATTAGCTTGGTCGATTAATTTGCTATTAAATCCGTTTACATCACTCTTGACTGTGCCAACCTCAGATTTTAAAGCCTTAACGGCCTTATCCATATCGGCTATGCCTAATGCCTCCATATCAAGTAGTTTGCTATCTATTTTAGCTTTAACCGTGGCAGATATGGCGTCAGTTCTCGGCCCCTCGCCGAATATATCAACATAAGCGACTTTAACGGAATATATTCCGGCATCTAAAGGAATGTTCATTACATTCGTTGATGTGAAATATACAGTATTATCAACGTAGACATTAGCCCCCTTGCAACCGACTGGAATAGATTGGAATATAACCCCTACGCCATTTAAATTGCCACTAACTTTTACGTTAGTTGGTTTAGGTGGAGCAGGCACGTTGTAAGTCAACTCGGCAGGTGCCCCATATCCTTTTGATGGGTTATGTGCATACAGATAAACTTTGCCAGTGCGCTCACGCAGCATACCACTATAAGTAGTATTATTGCTTTTACCTATCAAGCCATCGTTCTGCCCTGTCCTTGTATCAAGTCGCAACTCATAGAAATCTATGTCAGCATTACGAACTTCAAGCCAGTTAAAATTGGCTTTATCACTAAATGTAATAGAAAAGCCTTGCGGAGCATTCGGAACTTCTGTTTTCATAGCAACAGTAATGGACTTTGTAACCCCTTGCGAAGTGTTTCCATGTACGTCCTTAACAATAGCTTTTATTTCGTAAGTATGTCCGAGTTCGCAACCACTAATAGAGATTTGTCCGTTACCATTACCGCCATACTTCCAAGCTGCATTGCCCTCACGATACCATAGCTCGACTGTATCAAAGCTGTTAATTTGAGGTATATCAAATTGAGCCACCACATCAAATGACAATACCCCATTGCCTATCTTGTAGTACTTAGTAAATAACGTTAAATTATTCACTTCTGGGATATAATAAGGCACTATCTTATATTGATATTCCCTTACTTCATCAAGCCCCTGTTCGTTACTTCCAAATACATTTAACGAAGTGAACTTGAGATATACCGTCTTGTTAATATCCTCTTTTCGATAAGGATAATGGAATAAAGCCTCGTCAACTCTGACAAACCTTTCGTTTGCATTGTGATTAATGGCGTTAGTTCCATATTGCCCTCGGACTAAACCTCGTAACGTATACCAATTATCCGGATGAGTTTCTACAGTTTCATAGCTCAACGCCTCGCCATTTATCCAAGATAATGTATTGGCACGTTCAGCATCGACATGGGTTCCGCTTTTCAGTACGCCTTGATTGAGTACAACGTTACAGAAATTGCCATTTTGAGCAAAGCCGTATTTTAATTTACCCATTCTAGCTTGTTGCGTAATGGATCCTATACGACGATAGTTTTCGCCATTATCGGATACCCATACGGAGCAACCACCCCAACCGCTTGGAGCATTAACCCCAACGAATATCTGATTGCCACCAACATCGCCAACGGTTTGGAATATCGCCACATCATTTACGCTTGGTGCAGCTTGATTGTAATCAATAAAAGGTCGCTCGTTCTCATGTACGTTGTATTTAGCCGGAGCATACGTGCCGGGCGGTTTACCCTCCGCAGTTATTTCTAACTGTCCGTCTGCTGCCTCAGATACAGAAGTTATAACGACTATCTGTTTATTTAGGCCACATAATTCGTCGGTAAGAGTAACAAGGTCGCCCGGTTCCAACCTACAGAACGCCCAATCTAAACGGAACGTGTATTGATTTTTAGCGTATAGCCGTTTCATAGCTAATTGCTCGGCGTAGTATTGAGCCCTTGCCTTAGTATACAGATAATGTGCAGACTTCTTGGATGCCGGCTTTAAACCATTCTTTTGCACATCGGCTACAATCTCAAAAGCGACTGTCTCTTTCTCATAACCGTTCGCACGATTAATAAACTCAACAGTCGCTTGATTATAACTTTCTGAGCTGTCCTTTCTCTTATACACAACTAACTGCCCATCGCTAGCCGGAATAAGATCATCAGCATTTAAGTTATATTGAATTTGATTGTATGGACTCCATGTGCCAATAGGTTTATCGGCTAATGGTACGATTTTAAGCCTATCTGTAGACCAAAAGACCAAACTATTTGTAATTTCAGCTATATCGTTAATTACAGTTTGAGCCTTTGAACTTCTACTATCTGGAGGTGTACTGATAAGAATATCAGCTGCCTTGCAATATTCCCTGTAGTGTTCTAAGCCGTCAATGTTAACATCATCAATGCCTATGGACTTTAACACATGCACAATATAATCGGCTGGGTTAACGTCTACACCATCGCCAGTTTCTAGCAATTTCCCTTTTATTTCAAAGTTGTATTGCGGTAGACTTCCTCGTTCGCCTAAATCGACTACGCCTGCCATATAAGCTAAGCCACTATAAGGCAACGCCTTTTCCGGATGCTTAGAGATTACATAAGGCCACGGAGCTTGTCCGTAATCACCTTTATACGCAGTAAGCTCAATCTTTTCATTCGGATAGTCGTATACTTCCTTATCTCGCCATACTTTACCTATACCCTGTATAGGGCCCTCACATAAGCCAATAGCACATGCCACTGTATATGTATAGGTTATTTCAGTATGTTTTGAGCCACCACCCTTGCCAGTTCGTGTAGTGGTTTTGTGCTCATGAGGGGTAAAGTCATCGTAATAAATAATATTGCCACTTAATCTTGTAGTGCCAAGTACTTCTGGAACTACCTCACCATAAGAGGCGGTATTTATCATGAAGTCGGAAATCATATCAGCACGATTGGTAGTATTCCGTCCTCGAAATAGAAAACCCATTATTTACCCCCTTTCCTAAATCTGTAAACCGCACGTAAGCGACTTTTGCCCTTTGCGTCATAGAATAATACATCGTCAATAGATGAATAGATAACGCCTAGATCAACAAACGCATGTACAACTAAATTATTGCCAACATAGATTGCACCATGAGAAATGCAACGCCCATATTGGTATAGCAAGAAATCACCGATACGAATATCATCAATAGGAACCTCATCAGCTACTTTTTGAACGTACTTTAGGTACTTTTCTTCGCTACGATGTAAATGCCATTCGTTAGAATAATTTTCTATTTCTAGCTCATTACGTTTCATTAGGCCACTATCAACTACTGCAGCAACTAATAAATAGGAGCAATCGACGCCAACACCATGAACCATGGTATTGTTTTGATACGGTGTGCCTATCCACTTTTTTGCAGCATCGGCAATCATTTCACCTATTGTCAATTTCATCGTATCGTCTCCTTTAATGGAACATAAGGCGTTGCCCTGTTCCTACTAAAATTATTAAATTTAGCCTTGCAAGTTGCAGGTGTTTTATCGCAACCCGGATAGATATATGCCACATCGCCTACATTGGGCGTTGTATTTGTAGCACTCATATAAACGATTGAGTTCGTAGCACTATCCATAATTTGAGTTGCTTGCCCTGATAGTGGTCCGCTTATCCATTCCATACCACCGGCAGTATAAAAGCCATTTTCAAACGAAGTATCGACTTGTACATTATTATTACCTATAACAGCGGTAACAGTAACACGCTTACGATATTTGGTAATATCAACACCACACTCTTTTGAATATACAGAATAAGGACATTGCGGATAGTATCGTCTATTTGGATATTCAATATTAAGCCTTTGGACTACAGATTTTGCATTTATCTTTAATGCAAAGCCACCGCCTTGACTAACCTCACAAATACCCTTGAATAGATCAATACATTCGATTACGTTCCCTTTATCGTCAAAGAAAGCACGCCTCAAATTTAACGTAGCACCGTCTAAGCCACCATTATGAGCCACAGTTAGAACAGGAACACCACCAATTTGGTCGGACTGATTAGCAGTTATTGTAACGTTCAACTTATCAACGCTAACAGTACTGGTTGTAGAAATCTTTTCACGCACAATAATCGGCCCATCGCCCTTGTATGTGTTTCCGCCATAGCTAACATCAATATCAGTATCGGCCCAGTAGTAAGAAATGCCACTTTTAAGCCTTAACTCGTACAAGTCGCAAGATACAAATGTCTGTGAGTTGCTTAAATGAACGCTTAATGCCTCGCTAACTTGTTTCATTTATAATCACCTCACCGTAACCAATTTAAACGATTTAGACTTAAATACGTCTTTAAAAACGGCCTCGTCCGTATAATCACCACTGAACATAACTTTCCAATAGTAAGTGTAATCAGCGGTAATAATAGCGGTAGGCGATACCCTAACACCTGCAGCCAATCTTATAACGCCTTTATCTGATACGGCATTAACTTGCGTACCATTAGCATATAATTTTAGGTTCTCAATATGTGCTACTGGTTCCCTAAAATCACCATATAAGCGAACTGCTTGCCATTCAGATTGTGCACCA